CCCAGTTATAATCACCGAAGTTAGTTTCAGTAATCATTGCTCCTTTAATAATCCATTCGGAAACAACATCACCAACAGGACCTAATACGTTAAAAGTTAAATCTTTTTTGTAGAAGTCAGAGTAACCATCTCTACCTGTTACTGATTCATGGTGTAAACGAACCCATTCCATCACTGATTGAGCACCTGAAGGAGTGATTGGATCGAATAAGGTAAATGAAATTGTATTCCAAACAGTTTTACCCTTAACGAAACGTTGTACGTTAATATGATTAAGAGCTACTGAACCTTGAGTTAATGATACACCAGATACCCCTTTTACAATAAATGATGGGAAGCCATCCATGTACATTATGAACCTGTTAGGTTGTTTAGGTTCAAATGCCGTAAAGAAAATTTCGTTCGGGTCTAATACTGCCATTTTGCTATATAATTATTTATTATAAATATTTAATTTTTTAACTTTTACGCTGGGAAAGTAGCTCCGGTTGGTAAAATGTTAAAGTCTAAGTAGATAAATTCAGCCGTTTTAGTTGGTTGTAAGTAAATTTGACCTACCATTTGATTTCTATCAATTACGTCTGGAGTGTTATTAGAATCATCCATTACCACTTTAAACGCATATAAACCTTGTCTTTGAACTACTGACTCTAAGTAAGGGTTTACTTGGGCTAAGAAGTTATTTCTTGTAGCAGCAGTATTTTGTTCGAATACTAAGTTTTGAGCAACTTGAGAAATGTAAGATTTTAAAGCAATTAATAATCTTCTAACATTTACTCTATCGAGTGCTGAAGCTTGTCTTTGTAAGGTTTTCTGGCCATATACTACTGTTCCAACTCCTGGGAATGAAGCAATTGGGTTTACTTTATTTGAGTATAAAGTATCTCTGTTTGCTTGAGATAATTTTCTTTCAGGACGAATTACCGTAGTTAAACCACCTCTATTAATACCCGCAGGAGCGAACCATGGTTCAGAAGCATTATCGTTAAATGAGTAAACACCCGGAATCATTGTTGAAGCTGGTACCCACACCTGATCACCTGTATCTGGATCAATGGTTTGTAACGATGGCCAATACATAGCACCATATGAACTATTTCTTGAGTTAGCTTGTGTATTAACTGCTGTAATGGTTGAAGCATATGATACTGGATCAATAATGTAAATACTATCACCACGCATTTGAGTATTATTTAGCGCTGTAGATACTTGAGAAGTATGATCTGAGTTTAATAGACCAGGGGTTACTAGTACGTTAAATCTATAATCATCTTGGTTAGATAATAAATTTAACATATTATTGTAATCTGTACCAATCAGACCTTGAGTTACATCATTAGCACCTCCACCAATGTATTGGTACATATTATTATCCTCAGTAGCATTAATTATTGAACCAACCCCACCTTTAAAAGTACCACCATCTGAACCACTGCCTACTGCTGGGATAGAGCCTGTGTATTCTTCTTTAGCATTACCTGCGTTATCAAAGTAATTAGGTGTTTTAGCATTTACAGATGAAACTCTTACGTAACGTGAAGCGTTAGGATATGAGCCTGTAATTTCAATATAGTTTTCTGTTGAGTTATATCTATGGTATTGATCACCAATTACACGGGCAACGTAATTATCTGCTTTAGGGTCTAATGATAAATTAGTCCATGTTTCTAAAACATTTTTATTATTATCGTTATCAGTACCTTGTCTAATTAAAAGAGTAAACACACCATCAGCTGAAGAAGAGTTTGCGATTTCCCATCTAATATTATCAGCCGAACCAGAGTATAATGAGCCTGAACCCCCTGTAATTAATTGTGTTCCATTAGGTGTTGAACCTGAGTTGTTAAAGATAATACCTTTATCGAGTGCTTCAAGTGTAAATGCTATTTTACTTCCTTCTGAAGAAGAAACATCTGCTGAAGCATAATCCCAATTTGAGGAACCAGATACTACTCTTGTTACTAATAAAGTATTACCCCCATTTTGGAAGTAATTATAAGCTGAAATTGAAGTTAAGAATGTAAATTCATCGCTACCACTTTCAAATGTAGTACCAAAACGGTTTTGGTAATCTGAATAGGAAGTAACTAATGTAGGAATTTCTACTGGACCTTTAACTGTAGGACCAACAATAGCAGCTCCTACTTCTACGGGTTGCTGCTGGATAAATGACTGGTCGTTCTCTCTTGCTAATACGCCAGGTGATACTAATGTTTCTGCCATTGCCTATGAGGTTAATGTTTTATTATAAATATTAGAAGAGAATTCAAAAATTAATTGGTTTTTGTAAATTCTCCGGTTTCTATATTGATAGAACCTTCACCATACTTATTTTGTAATTGTTTAGCAAAATTAGTTTTTCTGCTTTCAAATTGTGAAATATCTTGTCTTATGGTAAGTTTTTGAGTTTCTAAAGTTTGGATTTGATATTCGATTTGGCCTAATTGGGCCATATATTCATTTTCTAAATTTTGAATATCAG